GCAATATTATGAATACACACAATCTTGTTAAACGTGTTGCTACACTAGAACCACAATTGCGTATGGTTCGTCTTACTAGTGATATGCTTAGTTTCTATACCATGGATGAGTACAAATACTTTTGGCAAAGTACTGATGTACAGAACAGTTTGGCACGTTGGTTTGCACCCATCGGTGAAACAGCACGTGCTAATGATGTTCGCCTATCATTTCACCCAGATCAGTTTGTGGTTTTAGCAAGCGACCGTGACGAGGTAGTAAATAAGAGTATAGAAGAATTTGAATATCATTGTGACATGGTTCGATGGATGGGCTATGGCAAAACATTTCAAGACTTCAAAGTAAACGTACACATTTCAGGACGTAAAGGCCCACAAGGCATTAGGGATGTGTACAACAGATTGTCGCCAGAAGCGAGAAACACACTAACACTAGAAAATGAGGAATACACACATGGACTTACAGACTGCTTATCATTATCTGACCTCGTACCTACGGTCATGGACATACATCACAATTGGATTCGTGAAGGAGAATATATTTCCCCCAATGATGACAATGTTAAAAAAGTTATTGATAGTTGGCGCGGTATTAGGCCTACTTTACATTACTCCGTCAGCCGTGAAGATGTACTTGTTGGGCATTCCGGATCACAGTTACCCAATCATGGTGCGCTGATTGAATCGGGATACAGTAAACAGAAACTTCGGGCACATAGTGATTACTATTGGAACGAAGCAGTGAACGATTGGGCATTGACATTCATTGATAAATTTGATATGATGTGTGAATCGAAGGCAAAAAATCTTGCCAGCTTTAAATTATTAGAGAGATATAAATGTTTGACAAAATAAAGAACTTATTCAAAAAGCCAGAACCGGTAAAGCCTGTACAGGAAAAGAAACCTCGTCAGCCTAAGAAGAAAAAAGAAGATAGTGTTCTATCTGATAAAGAGAAGGCAACTAGAGAAGGAATGCCGTATGTTAATATTCTCAAAATGGAATTAGATCCATACGATATTAACACAGGTGCATTTGAATTAGATTGGAATGACAAATTTGTATTGAACTTAATCAAAGCTGGATTTAAGATCCGTGATGATGACAACGATACAATAATTGTTGAACGTTGGTTTCAAACAGTATGTCGCAATGTCGCACTTGAACTCTATGAGCAACAGCAAGCTGATCCTGAGAATCGTACAATGGCTAGTGAAATGCGTGTGGTCCGTGCTAAGGATCTCGGTGATGGCAGAACAGAGGTAAGTTAAATGTTAAAAAATATTGATTTATTTAAACCAGATTTTGTAATTGATTGTTCAACATTAAAAAATTGTAGGGATATCTATGCAATTATGAGACATCATGGAATTGTAAAGTCATACGTATATGGTATGTGTTTCAAGCCCGGGCCACTGTCATATGACTTTTCAAAGGTAGGAATGAGTTGTCCTAATTTGACTGAAAAGAGAGAACACCAAGTTGGTGAGCGTATCACACGGCAATTAAGTTGGGTACCTGGTTGGGAAGAAGAACATGTACGCAGTTCACATGGTGCTGATTTTTGGGGAGGAATTCAACATTTCTTAATTCCACAAGGATTGTTACCCGCATCATTCAACAAAAATGATGTTACTATTGCAGTTTGGGATGTATCTAAGCGAATGATTTTTGCAGACGTACACGAAAGTGACGAATTAAAGGCTACCGGTTGGGCTGAGGGTGAGTTAGCAAAGCAATATAAAGCTACATTTGGTAGATTACCCCATCTTAATGTTCAAGATCCTACCAATACCAAGCATTATAAAAAGGCCTACATACCCAAATCTGTTCTGAATGATTTGTTTGAATTCAATTAACTGCTAATTTACCCAAAAAGTTGACTTATATTTCATTTGGGTGTATAATACAATTTCTTTCAACAACTCTTAAGGAGTATCCAAATGGCAACATTATCGCCAAAAAACAAATCCTTTCCATGGACTGATGTTCCGAAAGGTCAAGTGATTGATATCAATAAGATCAGAAATCCACTTGATAGTAAGCGTCTTAAAACTGCAAAGCCAAAGACATTAGCACAATCTGTTGCAGAACTTGAAAAGAATCCCATCATTGCTAATATGTTGGCTGAATTAAAAAAGAAGAAAAAGAAGTTTGATCCAAGCAAAATTGGTACTACTACCAAACATAAAATTGGACGTGCAACTTTCTTAGAGGAAACTCAACGAATTGTTATTCCAAAACATATTGCTGACATTATGGAAAATTGTCAGGAAGAATTACTTAGTCCTGCATTTGCAACTGTAAGCGCCGATCGTACATCTAATCCTTTGTTTGACACAATGCATGGCATTAATGTAGTTGGCTTGTTTGCTAAACATAATTTGTGGGAAGGTGTTGATCCTAACAAATGGGAAGATATGGAATACCCATTCTTTATCATTGACAATAATGATATTGCATTTGCTAACGAAGCGGCTTATCATAGAAATGGTAAAGGCCAAAAGAAATGGACTGCTTTTGATTTTCACAGAATTAAAGTTGCCGGTGTTCGTCAACATGGTTCTACTATTAAAGAATACGTAGATGCTACTAAACGACAATCTATATGTGAAAAGTATGAAGCTATCCCAGTCTCTGCTAGTCACCCACAAAAAGGTAAAGCAGGGACATTGGATCGTATTGACGCAGTTTATAACTGGAGTCACAAAACGCTAGAATTCATTCTTGCTACACACAAAACATACTGGCATGGTACAAAAATTGACAGTGCTGTTTTTGGTTTGTATGGTCACTTGCACGATAATATGAAAGCAAAACATATTCCAATGACAGGACCTGAATGGAATAAGTTCTTGGATAACTTCCATGCTATTATTAAAAAATGTTTTACTGATTTAGCTACATTGCGTAAAGCTACTGAGAACGCACATGTTGCTTGGCATGAGGCTGCATACCCGAACATTAAGAATCATAAACTAAATTCAACTAACGGTGCTTTGGCAATTGTATTGAAGATTTATCAACAGTTAGGCGGTACTCATCTATTGACTAATGATGCGAATGACTTCAACTACGCTGGTGTAGACATTTATGACTATCTGGATGAGATTGATGTACATGAGGCAGTAAAGAATGCCTAAAATCAAACTCCCTGAAAAGTGTGGTTGGTTTTATATTCTGCAACTTCGTCATAATGGCATATGGGGTTTTGGTATAACTAAAAGTGCAAATATTAAAAACTATTTGCAAAAACGATATATCAACCCCGGTGCTAACAAAAATCAAATATTTGATTATTTGTATTATGGTAAGTTGTCAGAAATTAAAGCCCTTGAAGCCCACTTGAAAAATGAATGGGGTGAACATTTACTCATCCTGTTTACAGAAAAATTAGAATGGTTTCAACCTGAAAAAAATATTGATGGGAAGCAAATTGTCAATTTTATTGAAGCAAGATGTAAAACTAACTACCCTGAAGTTTTCAGGGTAAAATCAGAATTTTTACCATTCAGTCCTAGTGATGTTTTTAAGAATTTACAGGACGACCCTGATAAGTTTTTGGAACATATTTAAATTGACAACATCTAAATAGTAGTATATAATAGACACATGAAATACGCACTCATTGACACAGCAAATACATTCTTCCGTGCCCGTCACATTGCATCACGTAACAGTGATACATGGGAAAAGATCGGCATGGCCCTACACTTAACACTAGCAAGCACAAATCAAATTGTTCGCAAGTTTGGTGTGGATCACGTTGTGTTTTGCTTAGAGGGTCGTAGCTGGCGTAAAAGTTTCTACGAGCCATACAAGAAAAATCGTATTGTTGATACACTATCACAAACAGAAGCCGAGATTGAAGAAAATAAAATGTTCTGGGAAACCTACGATGTTTTCACGGCCTTTTTGCGTGAGAAAACTAATGTTAGTGTCCTTCGTCATGCTGAGGCTGAGGCAGATGACTTAATTGCACGTTTCATTCACTTGCATCCCGATGATGAACATTTTATCATCAGTAGCGATAGTGACTATGTTCAACTTATCAATCAAAATGTCAAACAATATAATGGGGTAGCTAATCAACTGATTACGTTAGATGGTTATTTTGATGACAAGGGTAAGATTGTCAAAGATAAGAAAACTAAAGAACCCAAACTACTAGAAGATCCACAATATTTGCTATTCAAAAAATGTATGCGCGGTGACGGCACTGACAATGTATTCAGTGCTTATCCCGGTGTACGTGAGAAAGGTAGCAAGAATAAAGTTGGACTAGTTGAAGCATACTCTGATAGAGTGAAGCAGGGATTTTCTTGGAACAATCTAATGTTACAGCGTTGGTCTGACCATAATGATGTTGAACATCGTGTACGTGAAGATTATGAACGCAATCGTATACTGATTGATTTGACTGCACAACCGCAAGAAATCAAAGATAAGGTTGATACTAGTATTCGTGAGGGTGTGCGTATAACTACTACCCCTCAAGTTGGTATTCACTTTATGAGATTTTGCGGTAAGTATGATTTGACTAAGATTAGTGAACAAGCAGAGACTTATGCAAAATGGTTGAATGCGCCCTATGAAGGTAGTTTAGTATGAACGCACTGGAACAAACTAAGTGTTATTTAATGCAATATGTTCGTTCTCAAAAAACGAGTCCATGGCTTGCTAGAATGAATGAAGCAGAAGATCGGGCCCGATGGGCTTTGCAACACTTGGGTGGTATGGCCGGAGATTGGGACACAAATCGTGCTTACTGTTATTACTATTATTCACAACAAAAACAAAAATGAACAAACAATTTGATGACCTATTATACCGAGCAGGACTAACAGCACAAGGTTGTTGGGATGAGTTGGGTACATATGAACAAGAAGCCATTGAACGGCTGATGAAGTTGATTGTGAAAGAATGTATTGATGTTGTTAGTAAAGCCACTGCTAGTCCAAACGGATATCAGGCTCTTATGAAACATTTCGGAGTTGAAGAATGACACATACAATAAAGGTCACATGCCCACGATGCTTTTTGCGGTTTACCTACACCCAGAAAAACGGCAAGACCATGTTCTCACATCTTGTTAGGTGCCAAAAATGAACAAACGAATTAAAGAACTTTATCTACAAGCCCGGAATGCGGCGTGGAATGAACCAATTGATCTTAAAAATTGTTCAGTGGAAGATATAAAAGGAATCAGTCAACAAGTTTACGAAAAGTTTGCCGAGTTGATTGTACAGGAGTGTGCTGGCAAAGTTGATTGGATACTTGCTGAAGGTGGTGGGACACAGGGCGATTTGATTAGAGAACATTTCGGAGTTGGAGAATGAACGAACTTGAAACATTGTTGAAAAATCATGACTGGAGTCATGCAGGATATATTACTAGACCCGCTCTAGATCAGGCCATGAAAGCCAATGCAGGTGCTGAGGCCACAGAACTGTGGGAACGATATTGCCCCTGGAGTGACACCAACGGTGGTTATATTGCATGGACTAAAATTCACAAGTAGGAGAATAATATGAATGATGAAGGACGAGAATACATTATCAATGGATTAACCTCAACAGAAGCTAAAATGCTTGAAGTAATGTGGAGTATTCAATCATCTGAAGATATGGAAGATTGGTTAATGAGCCTTAGTCGTAAAAAACGTTTAATGGCGCATCGTCTTAAAATGTTGTTGCTCATTGAAATGATTGATTATGATGCAATAAAGGATTTGTCTACAGCCAAAACTTACTTGAAAAAGTTTCAATTATGAAAAAAATCTTTTATGAAAAGGTAGGTCGTAGGTACAAACCAGTGTACGAATACGACCAAACCATGATGGATGCTTTTCCCAAAGGCAATCACATTGTGATGTGCTATCCCGGCGGCCAAAGCCGTAGGTACAACATTGACCCCAACTACGCGGCTATGATTGCCGCAGGGCGTGTGGCCGAGGATGCTATTAGCAGTGCTATTCGCAAAGCAAGCGAACTAAGTCCACAACGAACACCACTTACTAAAAGTCAACTTAAGGCTTGGCAGAAATTGGCTAAAGAGTTTGGTGAAGACCTTTGCACATTGCAAGGTGCAAGCACCCGAGACATTGCGGAAGCAGGTGTGAAGGCCATGATGGAAGAAGCCGAAC